AGACAATCTTGGAGGGTACGGAGCTCCCTTTGGAGAAAATCCAAGCTTTCAAGCCTATTGGAATATCTGGAACTTTTGCAACCCTTACAGCTCAGAGGGTGGTACCCCGGTGATGAGTGGGACGATCACAATTCTCTACAAAGTGCTGATGGTTCAAGCTCTTGATCAATATGCTAATTAAACGTTCGAACTTGTCCAAATGTCCAGTGTCCAGCGTGACAGAAAAGCGTATGCAAGTATTATGTGTGTCAGCCGGTTATTTTCATAGAAGCTGATGCGTACCACGCCTTCGGGCGTGCCAGCCGGTTATTATGGTGGTTATTAGGGTTTAGGCATGTATTTATTTTGCGCCAGGAAATATTATGACTCGTAGCCGGTTATTTTGCCCAGGCTGATTCATTGCGCTGAGCCGCTTGCGGCGCGCTGTGAGGACGAGCGTTAGGAAATATTAATTTTTAATTCTGACAAGTCTGGATCCAAACATTTGATCTCGTCGATTCTTCGGAGTACTTGGTCGAGCTCATTGCCTCTTGCCCAGAAATATTCGGGTGGATGTTCGCAAGTGATGTAAATATAGTCACAATTGATTTTCACATAGTCTCCTTTTGTCTGTCCTTGGTAAGGGTATCGGTCTAAGAGTCTGAGTAAGTCGCGAAACGGCCATTCTCCATCGAAATCGTCGATTAGTACGACTTTTTCTCCATCATATGCATTCCACCATTTTGTTCCGTCTTTTACATAGATGTCTGAGGCCGGGTGGGTGTCGAATACAAGTTTCGTTTTCCCTGTCCCCGCTGCTCCATAGAGCCAACATACGCGCGGCTTGGTCGATCGCCTGGTTCGACATGCGACGTCTCTTAAGCGCTCGAGCCCTTTGTGATACTTGACGTAGTGCCCTGCGTGTTCTATGGCGATCTTGAAGATAGGTACGCCTTTTACAACAAGTTCAGCAACAGAATGGATGTCAGTTCGGTACCCTTGGTGATGAGGAATTCCATACTCAAAGTATTTGCCAATTGCAGTCTCGGCCTTCATGACGTACTCCATGAGTTTCTTTGGATTCTTCGCCCGCTCGACATGAGCTCTCGGAAAGTCTCGTCTGCATTCGTCAAAAGTCTTGCCATGGCCCTCGTAGTAAACGAACAACTGAAGATGTTTTGTACCTTCTTCACCGCACTCCATTTGACCGCACACACCTCTAAGACCGGTACAGTCCTTTATGTCATCCCAGTCACTTACACGCGGGTTATTTACCGTGACGCTCCAGTGCCTTACACGTTTTTCGCTGCTGGCCACTGGCCCTCCGTCGGCCTTCGAGTCCGAGTGTTCGGCCGAGTCTCCGTACTCATCATCAGTTCCATCCCACCATTTCGCGCACCATTCGTCATAGGCCTCTTGCAAAGTTGCGACCTTCTTAGTATTACTAGCAACTTCTGCCACTTCTGCCATTTGGTTTGTGTTCGGATTTTTATCTGAATTTTCACAAAAAAAAGACAAGGATACCGAAACTTTTTTCAAGGGTATCAATTTTCAAACATGCAATGCCCCGGCGATTCAAAAGACGACGGCCATCCACACGGCGGTCCCGCAAACGATCCTACAAGCGAGCCAGATACGGACGACGGAGAGTTTTCAGACGACGATCAACGCGCGGGTCTTCAATCTATCGAGCCTCCATGCGAGTTCCCCTTGGGTTTCCACGGCAACAAGTCGTTACCCTTCGCTACGTCGATTACATCACGTTTCCAACGGATGCCACAGGTATTCCGACCTATACAACATTCAGGTGCAATTCAATCTTTGACCCCTTTGAAGGCGTCGGAGGTCATCAACCGCTTATGCACGACAACTGGGCCCAACTCTGGAGACACTACTGCGTCATCGGATCCAAGCTCACGGTTACATTATCACAAGATTCCGACGAAATCGGTTCCGGTCTCTGGGGTATCTATCTCACAACAGCCCCCGACTCAATGACTTCTATGACTCCTGCTGCTATTATGGAATCTGGAAGAACCAAGTGGAGACAGTATCAAGGTGGCAACAATGCTCCTCGTGCTGGAACTATTTCTGCTGGCTATTCAATGAAAAAGTACTGGGGTCTTCAGAGTGTTCGAGACAATCTTGGAGGGTACGGAGCTCCCTTTGGAGAAAATCCAAGCTTTCAAGCCTATTGGAATATCTGGAACTTTTGCAACCCTTACAGCTCAGAGGGTGGTACCCCGGTGATGAGTGGG